GGATAACAGTTAAACCTGTTTGACCGTTTACATTAGATGACCAAGTAAGAGTGTAAGGTGGATTACCATCCAAGATGTTTGTATAAATCTGACCATTATTTCCGGTTGTGGAATTCTGAAACACCAAGTTAAAATCAAGTTGTGAACTAGCATCAACAGTAAAGTAGGATACTTCACTACAAAATTTTGAATCTTCTATTGTTAACATGTAAGACCCAGAACTTAGATTATTGAATGTATATGAACTAGATGATGTGGGGGGAGATTGTTGGTCTGAAATAGTATCTCCTTTCTCTATAGAATAGATAAATGGCTCTGTACCACCAGTACTTTTAGTAATAGTCACTATACCATTATTTAAACCACACGTCGACCCTGTGACATTTGCCGTTGCGGTATATAATTGAGACGAATTAAGTTGTATAAGTTCACTATAGGTACAAATACCATCAGTTATCGTCAACAAATAATTTTGTGGAATTAAATTTGCAAAAATGTTTTGTGTTGAAGCCGAATTTGTTTTTATTGTTCCGTTTGCACCACTCAAAACATAACTATAATTGTTAAAGTTTACATTACCTATCAAAGATATTGTAATTGAACCATTGGCGTTACCACATGTAGGGGGTGTTGTGTTAATAGAACCTATAGCAAAACTATTCGACTGGCTTAGTTGAACTGTGGTTTGAAAACTACACAATGCGGCATCTGTAACTACAATAGAATAAAAACCACCAGGTAAATTATCAAATACATATGTTTGTGAGTAACTAACATCAATATAAGAAATAGACGGAATACTGTATCTATAAGGTGGTGTACCATCAATAACTTCGATGGTTATTTTACCATTACTATCAAAACAGGTTGGAGGTTCGGGTTCAACTAAACCCAGAGCAACTGGAGGATTTTCAGAAACTTGCGAGGTGACTGTACTCGAACACCCTTGAGAATCCGTTACGGTAACATCATAAAAACCGGCAGTTAATCCTGTGATTGACACTCCCGTCAAAGGTTGTCCAGTGTCTACTAAATACTGAGAAGTGTCTCCAACTCCTTCCCATTTATAAGTATAAGGAGCAACGCCTGTCAGACCTGTTATGAAAATTCTACCGACACCGGTAGCCGCATTACCACAATCAGCGTCATCAACTATATATGTTCCGAACTCAACTGGTGTTGAACTACCAACTATACAGTTTTCGCTTCTACCTGTACATCCTCCTCCGTCATCAGCAATAACGTAATAGATACCACTACCAAGGGATTCGAAAACATGACTATTAGACCCGACCTGTACGGTTTGGAATGGCACATCATCCTTATATAAGGTATATGTACCCAAACCATAAGAGTTAGTAGTAGAAGCAATCAACGAACCATTAAGAAGACCACAAGTTGTATCCACAACATTTGTGATATTAACACAAGAACTTGCCGATGACACATATATGTTTAAAGTCGATATGTTATTTTCAGTAACCGCGGTTGGATTACCACAACTATCATTGATTCGTAAAATATAAAGTCCTGCGGTAAGTCCAGGTATATCTATGGTTCCGCTTGTTACAGTATCTGTATATTGTTGCGAGATGGGACTGTTAAATGGTTGAATCCACGTTATTGTTATCGGTTCGGCGGTTGCTGAAAGATAAAGTGTTATACCTCCAGAACCATTATTTGAACAGTCTCCGGTTACACTAAATTGACTTAAACTTGCAGGACATGACATTATTTATAAATTAGGTGCAGGATATTGAAAAGTTTATTCCAACGTTAATTTTGAATTCTGAATTTATGTTTGTAGAATCACAAGTCAAATTAAATATCGTGACTTGATTACTTGATAAAGTATAATCCAATCCATAATTAATTAAAGTATCAAGTTGTGATTGGAGGGCGGTTAACCATTGTGATGATGAAGGGTAACTAGATATCGATAATCCCGGAGGGATACTGATACCTACACCTTCAAAGAATTTGTAGTTAATAATTTGACTACCACCCAGACTTATATTCACATACCACTCACTTTCAATTGTTGTCACATCACAGTTAGCAGAACCTATGTAGTTATTTACAACTTGATTCAAAACACTACCGAAATTAGAACCAATTGTGGTATTAGATGTCCAAGGATATACGTCGCAAACCGCTGTTAATTGTGGGCAATCCATCGTTAATATAGGGCCTATAAGTGTGCAAGGATTACAAGGTACTGGTATAATTTGACAACCTCTTTGTCTTCTCCATACAAATTTTTGTCTATGAAATGCGGAATTTTCAAATTTAGTTCCTGTTGTCCAAATTGTGGTTGCAGGAACCATTTGTTCGATTAATCTTATCCAATAATCACCCAAACCACTCACATAATCTATCATTTTTTGATAAGTAAATAATGAGTCAGGAATTTCTTCAAAGTTAATTGATTTTAAATATTTCCAATACACAGACTCCAACGTAGGATAACCACCAGTTTTACCATTCGTAATATATTGTCTATTACGAACATTAATCATATTTTGCCAAAAGGTTTGAGCGAATTCGAAGAATGTTTTTTGAGAAGGATTTGGGTCAATAACCGTCCTATCCAATATTGTCGGATTTAAATAAGTAGGGCAATAACAGTTACCGCTAATCGAATAACCTGTTGGTGGTATCGGATAATCAAAATTGGTGGACAAATACCAAATATCGTAATTTACTGCCTGTGCAGGATTCAAATGTATATCAGTGTTTTTGACATTCAGAATTAAATCTTCTTCATCTACAAAATAAAATGAGTTATTTCCGTCGGTGTTTCTCCTTAGACCAGTCTCTGTTGAAGACCAACTTTTCTTATTATCAATTGTTTTTGACAAACTAAATCCCAAATCTGTATATGGAAAATTTTTGAATCTATTCAAATATTTTTGACCATATGTAAAAGGTTCTAGAGTTGTTTGAACATCGACATTTGCACCTGTAAATGTACTAGTCGTTGCATTGAATATCTCATTGGACCTATGTTGTGGTGTCTGTTCAAACCAACCAGCACCTATTTGAAAATAAAAAGAACTATTGTCTTCGGGGACCATAGGATATCCTTGTTGGTCAACAGGATAATCCTCTCTGAGTAAATCAACATCTTCGAGAATGGTTTCAATCGTGTATCCCGTAAACTCTCTACCTTGTATTTTGAAAGTTATTTCAGGGTCATAAGAAGGTAGCTCTCTAGCATACGTACCACCTGAAATACTAGCAAATTCCGTGTTGAATTGAGACATATTGATTTTTTGGTCTGCCACGTAAATGTTTTCGTTGAATTCTACCAATGCGTCTGGTGCTCCAATCAATTTCAATAAACTTTCTATTGATTTTCTTGTACCCTTTGATTTGAAAAGATAAGATGAATTAAGTATTAGGTTTCTATAAAATTGAAAGTTCAATTCATCAGGCGTGTAATTCCTTGATAACCCTATAAATTCTGGTTGGCTCGTGTTTCCAAAAACAGATTCTAAAAAATTTGTGTTAGTTATAGGTGATATATTGTCAGACCATCCAAGTGTTTGAGCAAGATTCTTAAGGAGTTGAGAAGGAATGTCATTACCAACATTGTAGTTGACAGAATTCATGAAGGCTAAACCGTCTATGAATTTTCTTACTTGGTCGAAACTTCTTCCATATATTTGAAGTAGTTTGGTTATTTTTTGGTCGTCAGTGTCAAAGTCTTTGAAAGCCCCTGTTGTCAAAAACCTTACAATTAGGTTAGTGCTATAGGTATCAAAATTTTCAGCTAAAGATGCGACTTTAGTCACGTAGGTGTTAAACGAAGGTGTTCTGATATCTAAATTCCATAAACCATCTTTAGGCCAAGTTACTAATTCAGTGGTCAATACAAAATCTCCGTTATTGGTTTCTGTAATTACTTTGAATTGTGATGTGTAAATTGGAGTTATTAAACGATTCAGTAAGAACTTTTCTACCTCGTCAAAATCTTGAGTAAATACTCTTTCGGTTACCGAATCATTTGGTTTGATATACAGATTATCGTAACTAACTGAGTTACCGGAAAATGGGTCACCCAAAACGTTTATTCTTAAAAATCCTTCATCTATTTTGGTTGTTGGTACTAAATTAATTACTCCGTATGTACCCCCATTAATATAAAGTGAGTAGTCTTTAAATTTTTCAGTAAAATTCCTTAGGGGTGACATCTCGATTTCAGAAGCCTGCGTATTTTTAGCGGCATTAATTGTAAAATCGATATTTAACGGATTAGAAATTTTCGAAACATCAAGTAGAAATGTGGTGATATCACTATCACTATCATAAACTATACTATTTGCCGTAGCACCTGTGGTGTATCTTTTATTATAAAAAGTAGATTCTAACGCCGCTGGAAAAAAATTGATTATTTTTGTTATCGATACTGATAACCTTTTACTCAATGAACCATATTGACTGAAATTGGTGACTTGACTCAAATCAAAGTTAGGAAATACTTGGAAATTTTTTTCAATGATGGCCTTTGACTCCTCTATGTTTGTTATACCAAGACTATCCAATGTGATAGGTGCGGAAAAAGAACCAATGATGAACTCCCTATTTGATTTTTCAGTTAAACTTGAGGTGAATTCAAAATTACCTTGTGTTAACCCTCCTCCATCTACGAGTTGGAACCCAACAAGGTTATCCGAAAACGTATTATTGGCGGTTGCATTTTGAGGTGGACAAGTGTACTTTTTAGCCATTATGATGTGATATTACTGAAGTTTTTACTATAATCGATGTTATTATTTCTATCTTGTCTAACTTCATACAACAAACTATTAAACTCATCACGAATTTCGTACAGATTATATTGTTTATAAATATTGTTCTGACTATCGTAGATTGTATAAATACCATCATCCATTGATTTGGTTTGATTCCCATAAAGCGCAATTGCCAAAGTGGAGGTGTCATGTTCTACAATTTCAACTTCCACAGTAACCGGATTAAAGTAGGTATTAGTTATGATTACATTCTGTCCAGGTTGCCCTATGTAGGGAGTAGCATTTGGCTTGTTGTTTGGTGAAGACGAAGGGGACACAGTGCAAAATAATAAGTTCGTGGACCCATCCACATATCTGTATCTAACCGCCCTTTGAGAACTATTTGTAATATTGTCAATAATAGGTTCGCAAAAAAATGAAGAAGTTATTATCCTGAAAAAATTAGGTATTTTAGTACCGTCAGGGTTCAAATATTCTATTCTAAAACCAACTAATCCCTGAGCAACAAATTTATTTACATATTGACTCGGGACTTGTGAAAGGTCAAAAATTAGTCCCTTAACATTAGGTAATGCGGATAATACACCACAATCAGTTATAGGGACTCTTATTTGAGCAGGTCTTATATACATTGTATATATTCCTAAAGCGTTGAATTGTGATGCCGGTAATTTGAGATTATAGAGACCACCTAAAAGTTCTTTTCCTGCGGCTCCTCCAGTATTTTCATTATTGAAATATGGTTTTAAAACATCTTGAGAATTTAGAGTTGTGAGTACAAAATTTTCAGTGTTATCTCTACTTGGTGTGTAATTCAAGATAATTTCTACATCTTCTGGTGATACATCCGCCGGTCTAATCGTTCCGTAACTTCCTGTTGCCATTTGTTTTTTTTATTATAAATACTTATTATATGTTTTTATTAACATTGAAAAAATTATATCCGTATGATGTCAAACCACCGATTGTTGACACTTCTCCGAGTCTCCTAACTCTTTCTAATGCGGAATATTTCCCTCGTTCTATATATATGTTAGAAAAAATTGTCGCTTCATCGACAACATTCATATATGTCTCATCTTTGGTCAATCCTGATGAAACTAACCAATTCTCAGTTAGCCCTGAACTTTCCGTAACTGATACTGTTATACCATTAGGATAATCATAAAAATTAACCCCATTTATAATATATTGTACCCCCAAACCATCATCAGTAGGTCCCAAATAAATACCTGAACCACCACCCGCAACCGGTACGGATTGATTCAATTTATATGAATTTTGACCTTTGGCGGAATCTCCAAAATATTGTGATAAATCAGTAAGTGATGAGTGAGTAAATGCCGTTATAATGAATGGTACGGTGGTATAATTAGATGACAAATGGTCATTAAGATTCGTATTAGAATCTCCTGAAAAAATATAATCATATGAAATTGGGATTCCAGACCAACTTCCACCCTGCGGAATGAAATATGCGGTACCCTTAGGATTAATGATATCCACTTCAGTAAAAGGTACTTTGATTTTTTTTTCAATTATTGTAACTCCGAAACTTGTGAATCCAGATAATTTTATCGTATAGTCATCAGGTTCAAATGGGTAAATATGTGATGCAAACTCAGGTGCGAAATTGGTAATAGTTTGTATTTGGGAACCATCACCCCAATCTATTTTAAAAACACAATTACTCAAGAATTTCATGTAACTAACATCAGAAGTATTATAAACATAATAAGTTGATGAAAAAGCACCAGTTGATGCCGAAAACAAAAAATTAGTTACCACATCTTTTTGTAAAATTGCACCATCAAATACTGAATAATACCCTATATCAACTGTATTTTGTGTCAACATAATAGGTATTGTAAGACCTGTCATCAAAGATGTCCCACTCGTTCCTCCAGTGAGGACATCTTGCATAGATAAAATTATTCCTGTCTGACCTGTTGTATAGTAAAAGTTTTCAGTGAAAGATGTAAAATCACAACACTCTTCATCTATTGTAATTGTAACACCTGTAGATGCGGTATATATAACCGAAGTGTAATCACTTAAAATTACTTCAGGGGATATTTTTATATAATATTTTTGGTCTTCCATATTAAGGATTTAAATATTGAAACCAATTTATTGGCGAAGATTGATTACCAACTCTTACATCACTACCACTTGTATAATCAAATATTTCATATGTGAAATTTGAATAATTCAATTTAACTTTATAATAGAAATATTTTTTTGGGTCGAATTGGAATCTGTTATTCGATAATAGACTAGACCCTTGACATTTATTCATCATTTTTATAAATTGTCCGGTTGCCCCATTGAAAAATTTTGCACTCATGTAGAAGGTGTCGATATCTATATATTCTCTTGAGCTTAACCAATAAAGAAAATACCCTTCCTTTTGGTTTATGAAATCTAATATGTATTTCGGATAAGAGATTTTAACTGGAGGTAAATATTCTGATATGAACGCATCTAAATCTTGAGATTGGTTCGCCGGAAGAATTATTGTGAAATAATTTTTTTGTGTTGCGGTGTCATTTGTATCGTAAAAGTCTAATTTGAAAAAGGATTTACTGAATCCCGGTCTCAAATAATAAATTTCTTTATTTTGGAATCCTTGTGCATTATATGTAGTACCCCATTTAGTCTGATTAGCAGTCTCATATGATTCAGGTGCTCCGCTATAAAAATTAAAATTATAAATTACATTAGTTTCAATACTATTAGGATATTCTTTGTTGTAAAATCTGGCTAATTCAAAATCTTTTGGAGTGCCTACAACTTTTTCGAGTACATCCTCTTCCCATATCTCAATAGAATCCTCCTGCCCATAATAATCCCATTTGATTTCGATAGGTATATTTAATTGTTTATCAACTGTCGATGATAATATTTTAATTTTATTCACACTCATCAGTTGTGGGACTTTCTACTACGTTTAGAGTTGATGATATATATGTTGAGCCTTCAGGTATCACCCTGAAAATCATATTCATGAAAGGATAGTGAGTTCCATTAATGAAGGGGTAATCAACTCCGTTACCTTCCTCATCTTTGAACCCATATGGGTAAATATCTCGCCAAATGAGATTTTGATTTTGTTGTGAGTAGGTTGCGTAAGTTGGTATATTGCCAACTTCTTTGGGGTCACCTTCTTCAATATAAGATGAAAAGTCTCTGAGTTTGATTGGAAAAAATGGTTTATAATAATATCCAAGTGGGTTTTGTTGTGTTGATTCGCCAGTTATGTTTATATCAAAAATATTTTCATTATATGTTATTTTATGATATATGTCAGAGATAACTCTTTCATTATATTCACTATTATTCCACTCACAAAAATCACCATCTAATGTATCACCAACATTTAATGGTTTGTTATAATAAAAAACTTTACCTCCTTTTGTATATGATAAAGTTTGAATTGATGTATAGGAATTTGGATTCAGTTGTGTTGGGTTTGTGGTCCACCATTCACTTGGATTATTATCTATTTTTGGTAGGTTAAAATCATATCCTTGTCTAAGGGCTATATTTGGTGTTGATGGAGATTGAGGGTATGTCGGTTTCATAGTCCAACCCAAATAACCAATCCATTGGAATGTAAAATACAATTTAGATAGAGGTCTTTGTTGATTATCTATTATACCGTTTATATCTATTGATTTGGCTAATGATAAATTATATGATTGGCTTCCTTCTTTAACAGATACTCTAGATACAAAATTAGGTGTCAGTCCTGAAGGTTCAAATTGTTTGATTACTTTAAATGGATTCAGTTCGAATCCGCTATTTGTAAGTACCGCATCTGAGGCTTTAGTTAGAATTTTGTGCATTCTGACGTAGTAATCTGATTTTGTTGCTTCTGGATTGTCACCATCAATAACTCTTTTGAATGTACCCTTGACACCTGTATCGAATGTGTTTCCGGTATAACCTACATTATCAATACTGAATACAAAGTCATTTGACCCGTATGTACCATCACCTAAACGACTAACTTGAAATAAACTTGTACCGTTATAATTTATCGATAATTCAACATATTCTCCTTTTGTCAGGCCGTGTCTACAAACGGACCTGAACGTGATGTATTGTTGACCATTTTGAGACGTTAGGTCAATTATAAAAGGTATCCCATTTGTTGATAACCAAAATAAAGATTGTTGAGTTTTCGGTTCTACTGCAAACAACATTTTACCCACATTCTGAAAAGGATAACTTATAAAAAAGTTCCAATTATAACTTGACGCACTCGTGCTAACAAAATTTATATGCCCATTAGTATTTGGTTCTGTATACCCTGGCGTGTCGTTGTCAGTTCTATTAAGGTCGAATTCATTATAAAGAGGATAACCAGACCAATATATAGGGCCGCTATTTCCTTCACAATTCTGTCGAGCCGCATCTTTAGAATTTACGTAGTATAAATTTTCTGTAAATGGAACATATGATGTATGCCCGACATAATTATTTTTAAACAAAAAAGTTATTTTTGTTAAAGGTCTAAATTTGGTAGATTTTTCTCTTTCGTTATCGAATAATTCGGCCAAATCAATATTTCGATTTCTATCAAATTCTATAATATTTTTGGTTGATTGACTAAACGGTATATTAATCATTGAATCGATTTCAGGTGCTGCCTTGAACCTTAATTTACCTAAAACTATATTTGTGCTAATATTCATATAAATAATTATTCAGTGAATGCGTCTGTGTCAATCCATTTAGCGGTAAACCTATCAAAAGCGGTTGCTCCTCGATTTAATCCGAAATAAAAATAAAATGGTGCACCAAAATTATATTGACCTGCCTTACCAGGTCTTGGTTTATAATCTAATTCGTTAGTCGCAACATTTATAAAATTAGGTTCAACATTATAAATCCAACCTTTACGATAATTAATTATATTAGAATCTGTTTGGAAAATTCTAGATTGATTATAAGGAACAAACCTATCAATACCTTGATATTTATATGAATATCCAGCATCCAAAGTCCATTCATTTAGTTGACTTCCGAAAATATTATTATCACCGTCATTAGTTTTTATATCCCAAAGATAGAAAGGTACTGTTTGTGAATTGAGTGGGATATAAGTGAATGAACATTCATTTGTGACTTGACCAAAAGGGTTCCAAATCGTTCTGTTTGGTGATATATAATCCCTAAGTTGTGAGTCACCAGTAAAAAATATACCATAAACAATTTCCGAAGCATTTTGTAATCCAGCAGGGAGAAATAAGGATGAGTTACTTGTAGTATCATTTGGCGGTGGTTCAGGATAACTTTCCGGGTCATAAGACGCAATACCTAGTTGTGAGTTAGTTGCTATCATTTGTGCAAAATCGGCATCTACAAATTTTTGTTTTCTACTAAAAAAATTCAAAACACTAGAACCTCTTGTCCTGAATATATTAGTAAATGAAGTATTGGCCAATCTTGATAAGAAAAAAATATTTAACAAATCTGAGGTATCACCAAATGTTGATGGTTCTAATCGATTCATTATATATCCATCCCAATTTCCACTTTGCGATAGGAATTTTTGTAATTCGTCTCTTGGACCCAAATCCATTATTGTCGTGGGGTATAGTAAATTTTTATTATTACCATATTTTTTACTGTTCCTTTCAAACCCATCTTTACCGACAAATAACGCTGAAGAACCGTTGTAAGGTGAACTTCTGTAGTAGAAGTTGAAATCTTCAGGGTGTAAATAGACTGTATCTGTACAGAATTTATTATAGGGTTGATTAGGTGGTGTTTCAGTTGGTCCTGTAAAATACCTTGAATTTCTGAATGGGAACATAAATAGAGAACCATTCACCCAATTGTTAACAAATAAATGTGAAAATACTTCCCTACACGCTCCGAAATTTATATTCATTCTTGATGCCCATTCGTTAACCAACTCGAAGTCAAAGTTTACATTATCTCTTTGATTGAATGGTGGTCTAACTAAAGAATAGCATGACCCTTCGATGAAGAATTTTTCGTTAAACGCATTACCATCATTGCTGATAAATCTTTGATAGGTGCAAACTCCGGTCGGCGCAACAGTTATACTGTCGGGAAAATCATTAACATAACAATTAACAGGGACTAAAGAACCGCAGGAAAAGGTTTCCAAAATCTGAGATATTTTATTCGGAACATCTTCAACAGGTTCAACATCGTTTATTACAAATGTCTGTTGTGGGAATGTGCCTCCCGTTGAGACTACGCCCTCATTAGGAACTTCGTAGACTTGGAATTTACTATTTTGCATTCCCGCCAAGGCGTTAGGTCCAATTTGTTGCCATTGGTCTGAGGTTGGCATTCTATCACTTCTCATAACGATTCTTTCGTTATTAGACATTTGTGTATTTGCGTTTGTATATTTTCGTGAAAAATACTTAGGTATATTCCAATAGTACAAATTGAAAGCCGAAATAATTGGAAATCCTGACCCATTCCAATTAGGTGGTTGACTAGTTCCTCCCAAACATTGTATTGGTCCTCCTTCAACTAACTCACCTATTTGATATTTCATCATAAATTGATACACATTGTTGCTTGTAATAAAACTATTGTCTGTTGGTGAATAACAAAATCTATTTGATGTGCCAATTCTCATTCCACCACCTACACTACTATTTCCATTGAAAGTATGATTAGTGAGTGAGTTACCTTGTAAAGCTCCAGGATTAATGACTGGCGGTAATGTCCAACCTGCCAGTAGGTTAGTCCCAATATCATCCTCATTAGTTGATATATAATCATTTACACTTTTATTAACATATGATGTCCATTGAGTCGCGGAAGGTTTAAACCGATAAGATTTAAAAAATAATCTATTTTTGGAATATGCAACATCGTAACTACTATCTTCATTTGTAAGACTTGTCAAATTATTATGTCTTGCACACCTTTGAGCATTTTGAATCGCTAATTGTTGTGAAGTAGGTGTTGACGCCACCCCAAAATCCAAACCATCATTTGGTTGTAATGGTATATTCATTCTTAAATCAGCTGTAACTGAAACATCCCAATGATTTTGAAATGAAAAGAATCTACCTAACCCGACTTTTGTTTTTTCGAATGTGGGTCCACGCCTCTCATAAGTAGTGTAACTACCACACCACCTCTATCAACATATGATTTAAATGGACTTGCATAAAATGAAGCCGGCGAAAAAGTACCTCCATTAAAATCAACTTTACTAAAAACGGATTGAACAAAATTATATTCATCGACTCTCATTACCCGATTCCAAATATTTGTTATATTCATTCCAGGGTCATTACCAAACAACTGAGCAAAATTTGAGTACGTCATAGAGGTAACAACTTGAAAGTATTCCATGTTTGTAGGAAATCTTAAGAATCTATTTTCATCGATTGGCTCTCCCTTTATCGAATATCTTGTTCTAAGTCTTTCACCTGTCATAGGGTTTGTATGACTTATATAAGTTGTTTGTAATGTTGGGTATCTATTTTCACCTTCAATTGACGGTGTTCCGTATTGGTTCAAAGTATTACCACTTAAATTTGGGTCTTGGTATGAAAATGGGTTAGTAAACGATAATAAAGTACCTGTCTGATAAATATCTTCCGTAAGTAATACCATTATATTATCATAATGGTACTTGTTAGTATTTTCGTTCCAATTTGTTAGAGGTGAACTAGGGTTAGGAATTAATTTTTGACTACTGTTATAAATGAAATCAGGATTTGAGTTTGGTACATTACTATCCGTATTAAAGGTTACTTTGATTTGTGTAACGCCACCGCCATTCAAGAAATTATTTCCTATAGAGTTTGTCAAATTCAAAGGAGATTCAACACTCAAATTATTCAGGTTATCTATTATACCCAATCCTGTACCAAAAAATTTTCCTTTGTAGTTGAATAGATTTATCATTTCGGGAACAGGGAGATTAAAGGAACCAAATCCAAGCAAGGTATTGACAGGGTCTCCATTTGTAAAAAACAAATACCTGAAAAGAATTGGGAATGTTGACCCGTATGCAATTTGAAATGATGTATTAGTTGGTCTGTATCCTGACATTTGGGGAACGCAAGCGGTTGAGAAGTCATTACTTTCGTCCCCAATATTTACTTCGTACGCCCCACTGTCAATGACATCCGCCAGCACACTCGAATTAACAAATTGCGATTGTCCAAAAAGTTCTCCTCCGACGATACCACTAGACACATTTGTTTCCTCAGTTTTACAAGAACAAAGTTCACAATCGGGGAAAGTATATAAAGGTATATTAACGGAACTGAATCTTTCTAGAATAGATTTTAGAGCCTGATTATTTTCAAAAGGTTTTCTGTCAAATAATTTACCAACTTTTAATCTAAAATTAATGAAGAAAGTCGCAATTGCACAGAGAACGTGAAAGATTTTTACTATTATTTTAAGTATTATACTAAAAAATATTACTAATATCGAAAATGCAATAAACAATAAATCAGGTTTGAACTGAGCATCATTTGTTGGGAATTTATTAAATGAGCCTTCACATTCGTCATCGGTGATATTTTTGATAGCCGAAAACCTTCTATTGAGTGTTCCGTTTGTATACCTTGTTATGAGTTGCGATATCGTATAGACTTTGTTATAGGTCATATCATAGAATCTATCCTTACAGTCGATAGCTTCTTGTATCATCTGTTCACCCTGAGTGTCGCCTGTCACACCATAATCATCCCAATCGATACTGAAAGCGTAAGAGGCTTTAAATCTTTGATATCTATCAGAATTATATGGTTCTAACAACGGGTCGCTACCCGAATTTGTCCATCCATATTCTGAAATATTAGGGACTAAAAAATTTGCACGTCTTACAGGTGAACTCAAATCTGGATTTTGAACCCATTTGATTTTGAACCTATATTTACCTCTTGTTGGTATTCCTTTTTTCTCATCTGTTGAGAATACTTGTTCTCCGAATTCGTTTGTGACAATATAATCAAGGTTCATCGGGACATCGACTAACCAAGTACCACTTTCATCGATAACAATACCATTATTTTCAAGTTCATACTCCTCCAATAGTGGTCTACCATAGATATCTTCCCTTATAGTTTGTCTTAAGGCAAGAATTTGACCCGGACCTGAAGTCAAAGAACACATCGCACCTGCTCTCAAAGGTGGTTTGCACTTTTTCTTAATCGCACCTTTGTCGGTATCAGAAAAAATAGACCCCATAAAAATTGCGGTTGGTTTGATTTCTATATTCGCCTCAGCGGTCAAATCAAAATCTGTTCTTGTGATGGAAATTTGACATAATTCGGGGTCACCCCATAGAGGTAATATTGTTGTTGTTTTTGTCAAAAAAATAATTTGAGGTAGTGTTCCTAAATTTTCAGACGCTCTAAATTTAGTACCGTTTACCTGACTTTCGGTTGCGATACCTAATCTTATTAGGTCTTGTGGCGCTTGTGAAAAAGGTCCTATGTCCGATAAGTCAACATTCATCAAAATTTCATAAGTCCCTGTTGGTACTCCAAAAATCATGAAGTCACCACTATCATTTGTAGTTACAGTAAATTTATAATACTTATCATATATTTCAATCGCGGTAGGATTAGTCAAAACATCCTCTAAGTCAGGAAATGAACCAGTTGCTGAGTGACCAGGGTATGAAGGTTTGTAAGGTAATAAATTATATCTATAACCATCTTCATTTATATCGTTAACAGTTTTGTAAGGATATATTGAAGAAATTACAGGATTTGTTTCATCGGCATTTTCGAGTGGTATGAATATTGAAACTTTTGAGTTTGGTACTCCGAAACCATCATTTACAGATACACGACCAACAACGACTCCATAGTCCGCACACTGTCGAGTATAAACTTCTTGTTGTGATAATTTGAGTGATAATATTTCAAGAAACTCAAAATCTTGTTCTAAACTTAAATCAACTGACTTGTCAACCCCGACTTTGGTTCTTATTCTTACATTTTTAGACATTAAATGGTTTTTGAATAAATAGTTTATATTCTATTTTCAAAAATAGTTTACAAACAGACAAAATAAATTGATTAACTTAAATTGGTGGTAGATTGGTTTCTAACTCTAACTCTAATATCTTTATTCGGGAATCTTATTTGATAAATTTGTGATGGTTCCGCGAATATAGTTTCATCTATCAACCCTATTTGTTTAGTTTCAGGATTGGAATAACTTTGAGAAGTTTCAGATGATGAATATTGACCTCCGACCTCGTTTATTACATCTATGGACGCAACACTAATCACACCATTCAATAATTGAATATCTTTTCTTATTTCTGATATGTATATATTTTCACCCATTTCTAAATTGCTAGGTGACAAATAATTTGTCACAGAATTTATTATTTCTGTAACTACCGAACCTTGATTCTGACTTGAATCGAGTATAACCGAAATATCGAAACTCAAATCAATTACAGATGCGCTTTCAACACTAATGTAATCATTAATCATTCTGTAATTAGACAAATAATTGGCTATATTATTTTTCAATGTGTTTGAAATATTATTTGTTAATTTACCAGCAGCGTCAAATGAAAGACATTGTATTTTTATTTTATTTTCCTGTTCTGTTATCGCCACCTTGGCCGGAGCTCCATACTGTGACGGCATCATTCTTATAAGTGATTGATAATCGTTAATTGTGACCGCTCTTTTTTGTGCAGAAAAATTATATGTAACATAATTTCTTACCTCCTCAATAGTTGGTATATTAGAACCGCCTATAGCTGCGGTTGGGTTGTTACATTTCAATGAATTTATAGTCGACGTATTTTGTTGTTGTGAAGGTCCATTAACCGCAAAATCCACATTAGCAATTTGATTTATCACATTAACACCTAAATTACTTGATACCCCTCCTCCAACTCTATATTGAACAAATAATGTTGAATTTGGAGTAAGTGCATTCCCTAACGCTAAATTATTTGAATATTTTGCGAGATTCAACTGAAATCCATTAGCTGCGAAATCTCTAAGTTGCTCATCAGATGATTGATTACCACCACCAAATGTCATTTTGAAGAAACTTTCTGGTGTAAACTCTGTGATGAATCTATTTGGTGTTGAAATATATTTACCGACTTTGATTCCAGGTTGGTCCGAAACTTTAGTCGGGTCCTCTACAAAAATTTTATCTTCAATAAGTGCATCAACTTCATACCAACGATTTTGTAAACTTATAAATTCTGAATTTGAGGGTGTTCCGGCATACTGAGTTCCATCTTTAAGAAGCACTGACGTGACACCTAATACATTTTTTTCGGGTAAAAACAATTCATAGAATGGTCTAACATCATTTGGTGTTATAACTTTTTTAAAAACTCTAGTTACACCATTAACAACAGTTTCACGTTTTGTTATATTGTAATTTAATATATTACCATTAGAATCGAAATTAGGTATTTTTGTTCTGTTTGGAAAACCCTCGTTGTTATTTGGTGATGTAAAATCAATATCATATACCGTCTCAAACGTTTGACCCGCACCTAAAACTTGAGCACCTCGTCTCAAAGTACCACAATACCTTATATCCTCACTATCTCCAAGTGCAGGTACAACTATTGTAAAATCAACTAATGCGACAGATGGACGTTGTCCAGGAATTTTCAAACCATATGTTCTAGCAATATTAAAAAGGGATGACCTCTGTTGTGCGTATTGCAAAACGGTTTCTTGTATACTTCTGTCTATTTGAAACTGCAAGTTGTCAGACACCGCGGCGTTCAAATCCAAAAGAACTGAGAAAACTGAGGCATCATTAACATTTGTTAATAATTCAGGGTAGTATGTTTTTACGAAATTTATTAGTTCAGTCCTTATCGACTGAAAATCTCTTACTGTATATGATATTTTTTTTGCCATAATCTTATAAATTGATAATTACGAAATCCGAACTCTCAAATGTAGATGAGATTACTTTATAATCTATCTTTACTTTAGCTGTATGCTCTTTAGTTCCAATACCAGGTACTCTATAAACTCTCTCATCTCCCGTTATTACGGTAACATTTTCCGAGGATTCTTCTGTTGATGCATCGTAAACACTTATTTTAGTTATTTGTAAATTAGGTATATATGTTCTGACTGATTCTCTGATTTCGTTTTCTAATTGTGAAAAAGTAGGACCATCCATAGGTTCAAAAATATATTCATACAATCTTGTTCCAAAATCAGGTAGGAAATATCTAGTACCTTTACGAGTTAAAAGTAAATGTATCAAATCAGTCCTAACCTCTTCATCAGTTGTTGTTGATAAACTTAAGTAATTCCCTTCTTTAGAGTCTCTAAATGGAAAATTAATTCCATATTTTATTCCATTTGCCATATGTTATAAATATAATGTCGTGATATTTTAACTAAATAATGTAAAAATAAAAATCCCGACACTAAGTCGGGATAACACATCAAATTTTTTTAATTTTAAATTCTTTAAAAAACTTAGGATAACTTTCTAAATACCCTTGGTACGTTTCATCATCGACATTG